TTTCCGTTTTCGTACACACTCGAAGGTTCACGAACCATGGTCCCTTCGTACCCTTGTGAAACGAACTGATCATGGAACTGTTTCAAACACGTTTTCTTACGAACGAGTTTCGTTTCGACCGTGACGTACTTTTTGCGTTCCTCGAACGGTAAATCGGGACGATTCACGTCGAAATAATCAAAAACGTAAAACTCGAGTTGTTTCGGGTCGGTTTTAAACAAACTCGTAATTTCCTCGAACGTTTTGTTTGGATCGTAACACTCACCGTCGAGGTACTCACCGTCCTTAAGACCTTTACCGAGATACTCGGTTCCCGGAACGAGTTTCCCCGTACGTGAAATCCCACCTTTATTCGAAACGAGTAACCGAACCCCGTCGAGTTTCGGTTGAACGTAGAACGGTTCCGAGATGTACCTTTTACGATCGTCCCATTTGTTTGCCAACATAGGCATAACATCCGGGGTTTGTAAATTTTTCCAAATAGTTTTTGCTCGTTTCAGGGCACTCTCGTACCCGAGCGGAACGTGTGTTGTTGAGATAGATTCTTTACCATCAACAACACCTGTTGCTTTAATAATATTGGCGGTACCGTCTTTCAGTTTTTGAACTCTGATTGACGTGTACCTTTGATTGCCGTTTTTATCCGTTTTAAAAATTGTTTCCATTATAGTAGTAGATATGATTCCAGTTGTAGATTATAAACGAATGGAACGACTTAGGCCTCCGGAAAACACGGTTATTCCTATAAATGCAAATACTCTATGTATATTTCTTATACTAGCGACCATTATCGGTTTATATAAGAGACATGTAGAGACCAGATCCCGAAGGGATCTGTGAAAGTGATACGACCCCCAGACCCCTCCGGGGTCTGTAGTCGGGATCTAATCAATCGAATGAACGACATTATACTTGATACACTCTTGTGGATCTAAATACACATCACGTTTCATAATTTTCTTAAACTGTTTTTGGGGTATAGTTGTTTTTTCCTTATACGTTTTTGTAACCATATCCATGAGTTTATCACACGATTTCATTTCGTCCTTGAGTTCCTCGTATTTTCCCCAGAACCCGTTTGTGGATATTTGGTGGATGAGAACGTGTGCATTCTTACCTATACGACGTTCGTGACCACCCAAAAGGAGAAACGTCGCGGCGGAACAACATACACCTTGTGCTATAGTAATGACCTTAACACGTGATTTTTCTATAATGTTCATAGCACTTAGCCCCGCGAATAAATCACCACCTTCGCTACACACGTGAAGGTACATAATAGGTTCATACCCTATGAGTTCGGCTTTCTTTTTAAGAAGATCAATTTCGAGTTTCTTAAAATCTTCAATGAACTCGAGAATATCTACATCGGTAATTTCTCCATAATAGAAAATTTCGTTACCAACGACCCGAGACACTTTATATTCTTCCTCTTCCGAAGCTGGTGTAGTTGTATTCATTTTAGTTAATTTAGACTATCTTCTTTAATCATTTTTTTGATTTTCGTAACTTCCCTTTGTTTCAGTTTGTTCTGTAAACCAAGATGGTTCATAACATCAAAATCTTGGGGTGATAAGTTATACTCTTTAAACTTCGAGACGTCACCATTTTTTGCATACTCGCGTAAAAGCATGAATTCGTGATGGTTCATGTTTGTATGTGAACGACACTGTATACTTCGAATCTTCTGTTCGCGCATTTTCTGGTTCCCGTATTTTGTCCACGCACTCCCCGGTCGTATTGTATCGGGTTCAATTAATGTGTTACCCGTATATATTTTTGGTATTTTCATGGCATATAAAACAAAATAAGGCATGAAATCCCATTCACCTTTATATAGTTCTGTATCGAACGTATCTGCATTTATCAACGCATTCATGATTTTATCTGCGTGTTCCGGGTTAGCCTCGAGATAATTTTCGTGTACGGCACCCCAAATATGACCGTGTTCGTGTATCGTTTCTTCTATATCTACTGTACCCGGTTTACAAAAGAAATCTTCAATAATGTCTTTTGATGATTTAAAAATATCCTTTTCGTCGCTATATTCGAGGTAATTAAAATAGTTTCCTATATTTCCTTTACACTTTTCAGAGGCTATTTTTGAACGTGGGTGATTTTTATTTAACCACTGAATAGTTTCAGGTTTACGTTTCGGTAGGAATACAAGTTTAAAATTAGGTAACATATGTACATTTTTAGACGTAACAATTAATGGTTTTTTTGTAACACGACCACCTTCACATATGGTTTCCACTATACTTTTATATGCTGTATCGGATTCGTAATCGTCTATATAGGCATACATATTTGAATTTTTTATCGTACCCAGGAATATATCCTTTTTACGTAAGACTTCATCGTATATTTCTATACTATTTGTCTCATCGAGAATTTTATTAAGAACGAATGTTTTTCCGACACCAGCCGCACCACACAAAAATATATTCTTACCGCCTTCTAACAGAGACTTAATTTCCTTTATTTCGCGGTCATGGAGCGAAATACGATCAACCTTTTTTTGTTTATGTATTGTAACAAAGGCATTCATGTCGAATGATACTGAAGATGCGGATCTCGCTACTCAGGCGTTAGATATTATTATGGAAAATAATACACTTCAAACGAGAGTGATAGATCCTTTAAAAAGGAAACTGTTTCCTTACTTGATGTGCATTACAGTCTTTAACTTTACGCTATTTATTATGGTGGCGTATCTTGTGAATCGTCTTTCGGCGATTCTGTAACAACTTCCATGAGTTCTGTACGTCTACGTAATTCTTTCATGAGGTCACCTTTCAAACTTACGAGTCCTTTATCTTTTAAATCCAATATTTCATTCTTACGTTCCTGTACACGTTCTATATCGGCTTTAACAGCTTTTTTTACTCCACGTATTTCGTCAAGTTCTTGTTTAAGTTCTCGTTTTGCGACACCTCCCACGGCATCTTTTAATTTGGTTATAACCTTACTTTCTTGAATAGCTTTAAATGGTGTAATAGGTTGTATATGCATGATTTCTGGTTTGAAGAATGCATTATCATCTGGGAATTCACGTTCAAATGCATCTATCATTTTTTTAGGTACATTAGGTGATTGTTCAATCAAACGGTCATATTCGGTACGCATATTTTCAATCATATTTGTACCGTTTAACGTCCTTTCCGAGAGTGGGAGTGTAAGTTCAAGACGTATTGTTCTCGAAACTTTACCGTATTGTACAGACGCTACACGGTGACCTTCCATAAGTTCGTTAATTTTAAGAAATTGCATGATCGTCGTGGCAATGGCGGTGATTAAGTTTAGACCACCAATAGCCGACGGTACAAATGGTTGCACTGAAGGTGGAAATGTTTCTTGTGCAAAGTTAGCAGTACCTGTAACTGTACTTACAATTATGAGTGGTATAGTAAATTTCATACTCAATTTTTTGTATGAACAATAGGCTTGGTAGTGCATATACCTATAACATGCCGCGGCTTCACCCCAGGCCTTTAGTATTTTCTCCTGTTGTGGGTGCCATATCTTCGGAAGTTTCTTTTCTTCGTTCATACTAATAGAGATGAACATTATATTTTTCATTCATTTACTCTTTTTCATAACGATGTTGGTTGTACCATTTATGAAAAATAAACAAAACCTTGAGTTTTATTCAATCCTGGTTCCATTCATATTTTTTCATTGGTCTGTCAATGATGATACATGTGCTTTAACCCAGATGGAAATGGTCGTAACGGGAAATAGTAAAGATGAAACATTCTTTGGTCGTGTAATGGGACCTATATATAAAATGGACGATACAGAGGCAAACAATTTCTTAAAATCTATTTTCTTTTTTCTATGGCTACTTGTTCAGTACAGACTTAATAGAATTGATTTAGAACCTCTTCACGAACTTAGAAAACGGTTTGTTAAATAATGTTGGTATACATAAATGAAGATCAAAAACAAAACGCAACAAAAATTATTACTTATCGCGTTAATGGTACTCATTGCCGTAATTGTATATCAAGTGCGTAACCCAATTATAGTTAATAAAAAGGTACCTGTCGGAGTTCCAGTCGAAGTTCCAGTACAAATACCAGTCGAAAAAGAATTTAGAAACCCACCAATTAAGGAATATAAACCGGGATACGTCCAACAAATGGGTGTTCTTGTAGGTGCAGATGAAGAAACTTTACCTTTATACGGTAAAGAAGTTAGGGGTCGTCGTGATCAATATCATTATTACACGACAACACCAGGTGATCAAGTGTATCCACTCCCGGTAACTATTGATAACCGCGATTGTATGGACGATATCGGGTGTCGAGAACTTTATGGAAATGAAGCTGTTTCGGTTTTAGGACAAACGGGTTCATTTCAGGTGAAAATGTATAGAACGGACAATTTTTTCTAATGTAATAGTAAATACAAACTACAAATGTTACACCTTTTATTTAAATTGGATAAACTTGCTATGCTTGTATCATGTATCGTTATATTAGTTTCACAGTCTACACGATGGGGTATATGTGGTAAATGGGTACCTGACATCGCTAAAATTAAATCAAGTGAAAAGTGTAAAAAAGCTACTATATCAGATGCCATTATTACAACTGTGTGTTGTTTATGCTGTTATTTTGTTGCACCAAAACTTGCACCAGGCGCATTGGCCGGTGCAGCAGTAGGAATGGCTGCTGATAATGTAATGAATTATGTTCCTATACCTAACTATTAACTAATTTCTTGGTTAATATAAATGAAGATAGATTTATTAAAAAATGAAGCAAAGCGTCTCGGTCTTCGCGTAACCAAAAAAATAAAAGGGAAACGAGTTCCTCTGAGTGAAAAAGAACTTAAAATGAAAATTCAAAGACGGCGACAACCAGCTTTGGAAATTCAGGTTCGAAATTCAAAAAAACTTATACGAACGTGTAAATCACTTTTACGAACAGTAGAATCAAATGTTCCACGTGTTCGTCGAGTTTCTCAACCCGTCGCACGCGCACCATCCGTCCCACGTGCACCACCTGTTCCACCTCCACCACCACTCCCAACTAAAAGAGATCCACGTGCAAATTTAATGACCGCTTTAAAAGCAAACCTTAAACGTCGTGGTCTTAGAGAAAAGATAAATCAAACTTCTTAGATATAATCTTTTTCGCACCTTCGGGTTCTGGATGACTCCATAAAAGCCATCTCGACCAAAATCCCGCGGTAAAAAAACCTGTTTTTGTCCAGTTTTCTTTATCACTTCGAGTCACATCGAGCATATTTTTATGAACCAATTTAGGGTCGGTTTGTTTTTGTACCATATGGGGAACAAACCCACCGTGTCGTGTTACGTATGAACGCATACGTAAAGGATTTTTGTGTATTGTATAGTCTGAGTAGCCTCTTGCTCCAAAATCAACTATTTTCCCATTTTCAAAAGTAACTCTAAACTTTTTATCAATACGTGGACTTTTTTTTAAACGAACACGCATATATAATTACTGGATAAAATTATTTATTTTGTAATTTAGCGAGTGTGTAGTGGTGATACAAGTGTATTAAACTTATAATCAAAGAAACGAGAACAGCTGGGTTATATCTCGCCTTCTTATTAAGAACGAGTAATACAACCGAGGAAAGAACAATAAAGGCTGGTAAACTAAATAATCCAATTTGAACATCGGTCAAACCGAGGAATCGTTTTTCCAATGTGTTAACTTCTGGTGTTTGTGCTGGTGCGTATTTTTCTTTGTTATGATATCCTGGCATTTATTATAGGCAAACAAAAAAATGTGGTTTCTTATGATACCACTTATACTGCTACTAAACGATTATTGTAAAAACCCTATAGATAGACTCTATTTTCATAGACCTTTACGACCTTTGGTAGGTATACGAAACTCACTCGTAGACTTATTTTTTTATAAACCACATTACTCGGTCGACGATTTTACAGGACTTTGGCGGGTACAGAAACACTTTTTTGATATAAAAACCGAATACGATGGGTTACACGAAAACACGCAAAAGTATTATTTCCACGACCTTGATCCATGGTTTGAATATAATCAAAATTATTATTACTATAAAATACACGATTTTCCAAAGTTATACGCATTTTTAAAAACTATACCGTGTGTAGAACATGCAATGATTGCGGTCATGGAAGGACCAATGTCTATACCAGCACACCGTGCCGAGAGCAATTTACAGTTACGGTACCACTTAACACTCGAAGGAACGAGTAATCTTACCACGGAGTTTGATATTCATCAACATAAATCTGGTGAAGATGTTCTTTTTGACCACTCACGGTACCATAGTGTTGATAAAACTGAAGAACAAACGCGTGTTGTTCTTATTTTAGATATTAATCGTTTTTATAAATTTCCATGTATAAAATAATTCTGTCTTTATCCGATTGATTTTCTGCCCAATGTTTTTTACGGGCATTCATAATTATATGTTTACCATCTTCTTCTGTAACTTCACCTAGATCTATATGGTGAAGTATACAGTTTTCCGGGCATTTAATACCTAAATGATATGTAAAAATATAATCATCACCTACATAATCAACATGTTCTTTGAGTTTTACACCCCCTTTCATTAATGAAAACCCAGCTACATGTATACCATCGATCGAAGATAAGAGTTTTGTTGTTTCGGGACATAAATTACAATTACTTGTAATAAAATTACCACCCCATATAAGTGGCCAACTTATCCATGATTCCTGAACATGATCTTGTCCACCTTTCAACCATCCACATTTACCGTCTGTGTATAACATCATAACCTGTTTTAGATATTCGGAACCAACCCATTCACCTTCTTTACGAGGATCGTCTCGTATGAAAGTTTCTGGTAGTAAATTTACTTCCTTTTGTAAAATATGAACGTGATTTTTTAATTCTTTTAAATGCATTGTTCCTTATAAATGTTTTCGACACACCGCTTTATACATATCGTGATCACCAACAAGTTCGAGTTCATCATTTTGTACGATACGTTTTGTAAAGGGTCCATGTGTTCCATCCATACACACCATACACATCGCCGATATCTTAAACACTTTATCGGCGAGAGGTACACAGTCTATAAGTTCACCAAACTTTCTCTGTTTATAATCACCATCGAGACCCGCAAGTAAAATCGTTTTACCCGAATCGAGAACCTTTTCAACAAACTTTTTAAGACCGGTAAAAAATTGAGCCTCATCCATAGCTATAACGTCTGCATTTGAAAAATCAACTTCATCGAGATTATTGGTTTTTATACAATCGAAACGAACATTATCATGTGTACGTAAAACGTCTTCGGAAGCGCGCGTATCCTTTTTAGAATTTATAACGAGAATACGTTTACCTATAACTTTGTACCGTTTTAAACGTCGGATAAGTTCGGACGTTTTTCCTGAAAACATGTTACCCATAATAATCTTAAGACTCATTTCTAATTATACGTTACACTATTTTAAATGGTTTTAAAGAAACAACTCTTAGAATAATAAAAAACATGGAAACACTTAGAATTAAACGATTAACTCTCGAAGCAACTTTACCGACACGCGCATCCCCTGGATCGGTCGGGTACGATTTGTATAGCATGGAAAATATGACGATCAATGCGTGTGAACGTGGTATTGTAAGTACGGGTATTTGTGCAACGATCCCACAAGGTGTGTACGGACGTATTGCACCCAGATCAGGTTTAAGTGTAAAACACGGTATTCAAACGGGTGCTGGTGTTATTGATCCGGATTATACGGGTGAATTGAAGGTTATCTTGTTTAATCACGGGAGTGAACCGTTCGAAATTAAACAAGGCGATAGAATCGCCCAACTCATTTTGGAAAAGTGTGAAACACCACTTATTGAGGAAGTTGATGAATTAAAAGAAACAAAACGTGGCGAACGAGGTTTTGGATCTTCGGGTAAGAACTAATTTAGTTTCCAAATGCGACACCACCCATACCATTCTTAATCCTGAGAATGTTATAGTTGACCGCGTACGCGCGAATCATATCGATGTTGTCATTATCAGTCGATAGACCGTTAATATTTATCTTCGCGTTATCGATTCGCGAAAAGTTCAAGGTACCCGTTGGTTGAGATTTGTTCATGGTAAGACAGAATGGCCATGTATATATTTGTTCCGAATCGACCGTGGTGTTAAGAACCGAACAGTGTCTCGATGGAACGACGTTTCTATAGTATTCGTGTGTCATGTTTTCAAAGAGTGGAACACCGTTAATAAACATAGACGCGTCCGTGAACCTGTAATATGTAGACACGTTTGAGCCCGCAGCTATGTGAACGGCCTTTACTGGGTGATTAAAGTAGGTCAAATCAATTGACGTATCGGAAGAAGTCATTGGTTGGTGTTGTGTTTGTGTAATGAGAAGTTCGTGTTCGTTATTTGCGAAAAAATCACGTTCTTCTGTGTCGACAAATACGTACGAACCGTATACCTTTGGTGAAGATCCTAAATTAAATGTACCATTTCTACACTTAATTCGAATTTCAACTTCATGGTATTGAAGACCGACGAGTGGTAAAGATTTCGTCCAATCTTCACTGAAAAAGAATGGAATTATGTAACTCCCAGTGGAAGCATTACCACCACCGTCTTGAGTCGTCACGGCACACGTCGCTTTTGCTTGAGATTCGTTATATAACGTATTGTGTACGGTATTAATGAAAAGTGTATCTAATTTAGTTACTTCTTGACCACCAATCCACAAAGAGAACTCGGTTGGTGAAGTTTCATCCGATGTCAAATTACCGGATTTAAAAATTGAGGCATTGTTATTACTACTATTAATATTGGCATTTTCAATCCATACGTAACTCAAGAGATCACCTTTCGATTTGATAGGGATGGAAACTTCGTTTCCCGATTCAAACGTCCCGATATAATCCATACGTTCTGGTTTTATCGAAAAGTTTGTGTGACGTTTATAGTTTTGTCTAAAAAAAGAGACTTGAGGATCGCCTGTGATATAGACGTCCTGGGCA